AAACAACCAAAGTACATTCAATTGTTCTTTAGTAAAACTATGTTTTATTTTAAGAACTTTTGAAAGGGACATTAACAGACCGGGTGGATCCCCATGAGGTATATGCCAGCCATGTCGTACCATCGTACGCCAGAATTCAATAAGCTCCGGAATTGATTTTAATTCTAGTAAGCCATTGCAAGAAAACCCTGTAACTTCCTTCCCGTCACGAAAGTGGCGAGAAGCAAATTCACAGAAGTTTTCTGATACAATGGACTTATTAGGAGAAAATTCTACTCCTAAAGAGCTCATTATTTCCTGGTAGTACTTTGCGACTTCATGGTTTCTTATCACTATGTCGTCTCCGAGAATCCAATATGAATTAAATCTTGCTTTACCAGCAAGCTTTGAAGCATAGTGGACTATCAAATGATGACATAGAGTGAAGATAGCCCAAGAGCTGTATGCCCCCATAGGTTGGCCGGTCTTGTAAAAGACCTGACAACCTTTGAGGTCGTACGGGTAATGGGTTAGCATATCGACCCATGCTTCTGCATGAGCTGAAGTTGTCATGTACTGGACTACCTGTTTCTGTAAAGAAATAGGAAATCGGTCCGTGGCATCCTTCAGATCAAAGCAGTAGTATGGGCCACTCATCTTTCCTTGAGAAAACGATTCCTGATTAAAGGTCATATCAGACTGAAATCTACTAAGAAGCGGTAAAACCGCATCATGGAAACATTTCAGTACTGTTTGTGACCAATAGTCTAGAATCGCAACTAATCTTGTTTTACCTTCCTTATCGCTGATTGGGAGTAGTCTTCTCAGACTACCTCCAACTGGCGGTTTAGGCAGATTTAATTTGATTAGGACGCTGATATAGTAACTAATGGTGTTACCACCAAAGGTTTTAATAGACTTTAGGAGAGTTGGGATATCCCTTAGGATAACCAATTCTTCTAATGCCTTAACTGTAGCAGGACCTCTCAGGGGGGATGATTTAGTGGATAAATGATACTCAGACCATTGCGGTATGAGAGACCCACGCCTGATATTTGCACCATCAAAGAAAGTTTGCAAAACTTCTTCCGGTAAAACGGCTACAGAACCTGTCGGTTCTTTAGTGATGGGAGTGATGTCAGGTCGGGGTTCAGTCCTTAAACACTTAGTAACTTTTAACAAAGTTAATAAATATTTAAGATCTGTTTCATCACCGGAATACACGAGGTCTAACAAGGGTCCTAAGATCCTTGGTAAACCTTTAGCATTCTGTTTGATGAACCTCTTCGCCGTAGGCTTCTTTCCAGACAAGTACTGGATGGTTAATGCTCTCACTTCTTTGAAGTGATCGCATACCCATTTCGTGCCTTGCCTAGAAAGAAGTTCGTCGATCGTTCCAATCCAATAATAAGTAACTTGACTGTACTTATTACGGGTATTGGGGCACGCAGTTAGATTTAGAACCAACCATTTAAGAATGGTTGCGACTTTCTTTAATTGTAA